GTATGTGTCCCTAGTGATGGGGAGCGGAAAGAAATCACAGAAGTGAGAGTCAGGTCACAACGCCTTTGGTGAGATTGCTCCTGGATTGGTCCGTGGAGTTGCTTCGAGGGCCCGTTGTATGTATGCTCCCGCCAAGATCAACAAACCGAGACGAGGATGGCCCCGATGACGAAGCTGCCTAGCGATGCCGAGTTGACCAAGTTGTTCGCTTTGGGTCAGTTGAACAACCGGGAGATCGCCGAGAGGTACGGGGTCACGCCGCAGGCCGTGAACAAGAGGTTCCAGAAGCTCGGGTTGGAACGAAGGCCGTTTGCCAACGATGCCAACGCGGAGATCGCAAGGGTGTGGAAGGTCCAGGCCACCCAGGAGGCCGGCAGCCACCACGCCATGTTCCCGATCCAGTCCCTTCGGCTCTGGCTACGGATCAGGCTCGGGGACAGGGAGCTGTCGATGCGGCAGAGACGCGACGCCCTGAACTTCGAGAAGCGCGTGCGTGAGAAGAACGTGGTCCTGGCCTATGACCCAGAGAAGGAGCAGCCCTTCTCATGGGAGCCACGGGAGCCACGGGATGACCGTCTGGTGGTCCGCTACCCGAGGGAGAAGGGTGCTCCGCCCCTGGATGAGCTGAAGCTCTTCCGCGTCCCTGACGTACCCCTCCAGTGAGGGACCGCCAGACAGGAAACAATAAACGCGAAGTGGACTTCAGGCTTGAAGCGCTCGCGAAACGGACAACTAGATCAACTCATGCCAGGGCCCCGCAATGCGGGGCCTTTCGTTTGTTCGAACAAGATTCGAACAGGTTCTGAAGGGTCTCTTCACAAAGGGTTGTACGGCTTCGATTACGGGTCCGTAACAGTGCAGGTCGCGACAAACGTGTAACCGCTAGTAAGTGATCCAGGACACGGTTGTTTCGAGGGAATCTGACGTTCCGCTGGCATAAGCTCATGCTTGCGATCGCAACGCAGGGGACGGGTTGCGACCGAACTAGGGAGTGATCATGGTCGTTACCGCGGTGAGCCTCGCTTCACCTGACATGCAGGTGACAAGCCGGTTGGCCGTGCTGGACGAGATCGAGTCCAGCAAGACGATCCGTACGCGGATCACTCAGGATGAGAATTTGCTGATCATCCACAGCATCGCTGACCCGGTTGGCGAGTACTGGGACATCGCCTACGGGGACAACCTGTCGAACCGGGAGATCCAAGACCTGGTCGACCTTGAAGAAAGAGTGTGGAAGGACTACGGCGTCCGCCTCATCGACATCACTGTCGAGCGACAGGAGAACCGTTTCCCCCACCCCCTCTTCAAGAGCAGTCCCAACCACACCTATGTCCGACTCTGCCCGAAGGCGGCACTTTGACCGACATCGCCACTCAGCCCCGAAGCGTCTCTCAGACACAGCAGTACGAAGAGTGCGGCTGGCGCTTCTATCTCCAGCGCATCGAGCGCGTTGTGCCGGTCCCGGCCGCCTGGTCGATGCACGGCACGGCCTTCCACAGTGCTGCTGAGGCCGTAGAACGGTCCGGGCGGACCATGAGCCCGGAGGAGGCTGTACAGCTCTTCTCCGACCAATATGCGGCCCTGGTGAACAAGGCTCTCGACAAGGAACCGAACACGGACAGGTGGCTGTCCGCCAACGGCTCTGGTGGCGAGGACATCGAGCGCAGGTACGTCCTGGGCCAGGAGCACACGCGCAGGTACGTGGAGTGGGCCCAGGAGAAGCAGCCGGACATCTGGATGACGCCCTCGGGTCAGGACGCCTTGGAGCTGTACTTCAAGGTGGAGATCGGAGGCGTCCAAGTCCGCGGGTACATCGACCAGTTGGTTGTAGAGCCTGACGACTCGATACGCGTGAGGGACCTCAAGACCGGCACCATGAAGTCCAAGTTCCAGCTTCAGACGTACAAGGTGGCAGTCGAGAAGGTCTACAACGTGCCTGTGAATCGCGGGGATTGGTATCTGGCGAAGAATGGGAACCTGTCCCGAGCCGTGAAGCTGGACGAGGTGACGGATGAACAGGTGGGAGAGAGGTATGCGGCCATGGACGCAGGCGTGAAGCGTGGGGAATTCAAGGCGAACCCTGGCTTCGGCTGCCGTTTTTGTGACATGAGACATGCCTGCTCTTTTTCACGTCGCTAAAGTTGCTTCGAGGGAAAGCCCGAGGTAAGCTGAGAGTAGGAAAGAGGCCCGCTGAGCGGGCTTGTTTTTACCCACAGAAGTTGTTTCGAGGGGTCGGCTACCCGGCCCCTCAAGGGAGGGTGACTGATGTACTCGCTCGCACAGAGCGTCGGAGTGAAGGGGGCGGCCGGCGAGCCGCTTCCCAGCCCCTTCAGGGGCCTACAGCGCCACGAAGTCGAGTTCCGTAGAGGCGAATTCAGCCTCGTGGCTGCGGGACCCGGCACGGGCAAGAGCCTCTTCGCTCTGAACCTCGCGATGTACGGCAACCTGCCGTGCCTGTACTTCAGTGCGGACTCTGGGGCTGCCACACAGCTCTCCAGGGCCACGGCCATCATCACCGGCGAGAGCGTCAAGACGATCAAGAAGAAGCTGATCGTGGACGACTTTGGCGAGTACTACTCGGCCCTAGGTCAGCGCTGGTGGGTCAGGTTCAACTACAACGCCCGGCCTACGCCCTCGGACATCGAACGCGACCTGTCCGCCTATCACGAGGTGTTCGGCTGCTACCCGCACCTCATCGTGGTGGACAACATCACGAATGTTGACGGGGGAGCGTCGGCAGACGCGGAGGGCTTCACCTTCGGCCTGGAAGCCATGTGCGAGTACATGAGCGACATGGCGCGGGAGACCAAGGCGCACGTCCTGTCGCTGCATCACGTGACCGGCGAGCACTCCGACGGGCTGAAGCCCATCCCGCTCTCTGGCGTGAAAGGCAAGATCGGCCGTGTGCCCTCGCTCATCCTCACTATTCACAAGGAAGTCGACGGAATGGACAGCACCATTCTTCATGTGAGTGCCGTCAAGAACCGTGAAGGTCTGGTCGACGCGAGCGGTGAGACGTTCTCCTCGTACGACTTCAACAGGACCAACATGCGCCTTACCGATATCGACGAAGAGTTTTAAGTCACATCCCAAAAGTTGCTTCGAGGGGTCGAAGCGCGTAAGCTAAGAAGTAGAGGGAAAAGCGCATGAAGCAGCAGTTCACGGGCGTCGGTTACACCATCGAGAAGGAGATCGTTGATGTACTTCTCGAAGAGCAGCCCGAAATCTCTGCCAACGACATCGCGGAGGCCGGCGGGGGCCTGGTCGCTGTCGTCCTTCAGGTCAAGGACCGCCGCCGATTCAACCTTCGGAGCCTGGCCCGAGACCTCATTCGGCACGGGGGACGCGGAATCCATGTCGCCGCGATCTCCCTTCCCACGGCCCAGGGACGAACCTGGCAGGTTGTTCCGCTCGATTACCTGCGGGACCTCGCTGACGGTCTCTACGACATGAAGATGCAGCTCCGTCTTGAGGCGACCCTTCGGCGTGGCTGAGCCTCGCAAGGGATACCGCCAGTGCGAGAAGTGCGCGAAGAACCGGGCGGAGAAGTTCTTCACTCCGCGAGGGAAGGTCTGTAGCACCTGCCGAAAGGCAACCAGGCGGACCGCAAGCCGAAACGCCCGCCTACAGGCCACCTACAGCCTCACGAACGAGGAATACCAAACCCTCTTCGAGGCGCAAGGCGGACGCTGCGCGATCTGCCAGGAAACCCGCCGCACAAACCTCGCCGTAGACCACTGCCACAAAACCGAGGCCATTCGAGGACTCCTCTGTCAGCGATGCAACGGACAGTTGCTCGCCAGAGGGGCACGAGACAGGCCCGAAGTGCTCAGACGAGCCGCTGACTACCTCGAAAACTACCCGGCCTGGAAAGTCCTGGGCCCCAGGTACACGTATGACAAGGACTCGTAATGCCCAACAACGGAACCAAGGTTGACGCCCGTGAATGGCGTGGGGGCCGCAAGACGTACCTGGACTCCTACCGCAGGTACGACTTCCCCGTGACCATTCGAAAGGTCTCTAGTGGCCAGCCCCGAGAAGCCTCCGATCAGTGAAGTCCTGAACCACTACTACGGAGTGCAAGTCCAGCCCCGTGGCGGCTGGCAAAAGATTCTGTGCCCGCTCCCGGCGCACAACGAATCCAATCCGAGCGCTTCCGTCAGCACGGACAAGCAGCGCTGGAGCTGCTTCGCCTGTGATGTCAGAGAAGACAGCTTGGACGTGATCATGCGAGAGGAAGGCTGTGGCTTCAAGCAGGCCCAGGAATTTGCAGATGGCCGATTCAGTGGAGGCGGCCAAGGAGTACTTCAGTCAGTACGAGGGGAGCCCGGCCGAGGCGTACATGAACGCCCGCGGTTTGGGGCAAGCGGCGAGCCGGTTCGGAATCGGGTACGTCGGTTCGGCGAGAACTGGTGACGAGCGGATGACGGGGATGCTGGCCATTCCCTACTTCCGGCCCGCAGGCGGAGAGCACGCGGTAGCCACCATCCGCTACCGGTGCATCGCCGACGAGTGCGTGAAGGACGAGAACGGCCAGTACTACGCCCCGACCCGCAAGGAGCACCACCAGGGGCACGGGAAGTATCGGAGCCTCCCTGGCGACCATCCGCGCCTCTACAACACGGCGGCGCTGATCAAGCCGACGCCATACATCGCTCTGAGCGAGGGCGAGTTCGACGCCGCAGCGTCCGAGCTGGCTGACGTTCCCTGTGCTGGCACCCAAGGCACCTCCGCGTGGCTGCCGTACTTCGACCCTGCCTTCGTGGGATTCGACGCGGTGTTCATCATCGCCGACGACGACGAACCGGGAATCGCCGCAGCCGACAAGCGCGCTGCGGAAATGCCCAACGGCAAGGTCATCGTCCTCGGGGACGGGCACGACATCAATTCATTCATTCACACCCATGGTGTGAGCGAGTACCGGAAGAGGCTGGGCCTGTGAAGAGCAAGTGGGAGCCGGGAACGCGAGTCCGAGTCAAGGACGGGATCGAGGAGTTGGGCGGCTGGCTCGGCACCATCCAGGCCGCGAACTACGCCGACTGGTTCGAGGCCACCTCCGTCCTCCTGGACGACGACGAATGGCAGCTCGGAGCGTGGTTCCGGGATGACGAGCTGGAGGAGGCAACCGCGTGAGCCTGCGCTTCAAGGTGGGAGACAGGGTCGTCGTAGCCGCCCCGAAGGGTGAGACCACCCCCGGAGGCTTGGCGGCCGGCATCTACGCCAACCACGTAGGAACCGTCTCCAGCCTCTACGCCGACGAGGCCATGCCCTACCCGTACGAGGTCAGGTTCGACGGAGGCGGAAGCCTCTGCTTCACCGACCAAGAGCTGATCCACGAAAGCGAGTTCCTGTTGGCCACGGCTGACCTTTCTTCCGCCCAAGAAGTTGCTTCGGGGGAAAACGATGCGGTGAACCATCCGGCTCACTACACGTGGCTTCCGGGCGGACTCGAAGTCATCGACATCACCAAGAACTTCGGATTCGTCCGAGGCAACGCACTCAAGTACCTGTTCCGTGCCGACTTCAAGGGCCGCACGGTCGAGGACCTGAAAAAGGCCCGCTGGTACGTCGACTACGAAATCAAGCAGCTTGAGGCGGAGGAAAGCCAGTGAAGCGAATAGTCGTCATCTCTGACACGCAGATGCCTTACGAGGACAAGCGCGCCGTGCGCAACATCATCAACTTCATCGGCGACTACAAGCCCGACGAGGTAATCCAGATCGGAGACCTGGTCGACTACCCGGCCCCGTCCCGATGGACGGCCGGCACCCGGTACGAATTCGCCGGGGGAGTCATCCGAGACTCCGAGTACGCCAAGGTCAACTTCATGGCACCGCTCCGTGCCGTGTACGACGGCCCGCTGAAGATCCTCAAGGGCAACCACGACGAGCGGCCGGAAAAGTACCTGGAGAAGAACGCCCCCGCCCTGGCCGCTGACGACGTCCACTACCGCTTCGAAAGCCTGCTGGACTTCGACGGCTTCGGGGCCGAGCTGGTGGAGCCGTACTACCCCTTCGCCCCCGGCTGGGTGGCCATCCACGGGCACGAGTCGCCCGGCCTGAACCAGGTCGCCGGACGCACCGCGGCGATGAAGGCAAAGAAGGCAGGCGTGTCCCTGGTCATGGGCCACACTCACCGGCTGGCCGTTTCCCCTGAGTCCCACGGATTCGGAGGAAAGCTGAAGACGATCTACGGCTTCGAGGTCGGACACCTCATGGACGTGAGGAAGGCCGGATACCTCAAGAACGGTCCGGCCAACTGGCAGAGAGGCTTCGGCCTCTTCTACGCCGGAAAGTACGCCGCCACCCCTCACGCAATCCCGGTCGAGGATGACGGCTCGTTCGTGGTCGAGGGCGAGCGATTCGGCGAGATCAAGCGCGGGAACAACGGCAAGTTTGCGAAGGCGGCGTAAGTGACTGACCTCAACTGGGACCACATCAACGACATCGCACAGAAGGTCGCCAAGGAAATGGCGCTGAAGTGGCCGGTCGTTGAAGCCGAAGATGTCCAGCAGGAAATCTTGGTCCACATGGTCGAGCAGGCGTCTTACATCGCCCAGCGCCAGGACGACGACGAGTTCCTTCGGAAGGTGGCCTGGCGAGTCGCCAAGCAGTTCGCGTCCAAGGAACAGAATCAGCGGGACCTCATGGACGGGCAGTACTACTACACGCCCGAAGAGGCCCGTAACGCGCTCCGCACGTTCATCTACACCGACGAGGAAGTCTCATCCCTCATCGGTAAGAAGGACGACCTGACCAAGTGC